GAGAAAGTGGAAAAGCATTTTCTAAAGCTGTAGGAGGTCTTGTCAAAGAAGCAAAAGAAGCATATAAATATTATTATGGTGAATAATGCCTAAAAAAACCTTTACATTTAATCAATTTCTGGGGATTAACAATGTTAAGGATTCTAGGGATATTGCTGACAATGAGTTACCAAAGGCAGCAAATTTGATGTTTGATAAACAGGGGGCGATTAGGACAGCTGGTCAATTCGAAGAATATTCTACTACTAATTTAAGTGGTGATGTTTCTAATAATGCCCCTGGTGGTGGATTATTTTATTTTGAAGGAGATAGAACTTTAGAAGACCCAATAAGTTATACGACAGATACTCAAATTCCAGTAATTGGTGGTCCTCCTGGATATACTAAAGCGATATTTTTTGAGGCTTCTAATGATAGGTGTGTAATGAATTTCAGCATTCCAGACCCCGATGCTGCGAATTTTAATGTAGGCGATAAAATTAAGATAACTGGCTCAAGTGTTGCTGGAACAAATAGGATAAAAACTATACTATATAAGGTTACATTTGCATATGTAGACGGAGGTCCAGCTATATACTACGATAGTTTCATATTAAATGGGTCTTGGGGAACTGCTGGCACAAATAACTCCAGTACTTTTATAACTATATCGAAGTTTAATGTAATATCTGGTGAACAAGTTTGGATAAAACCAAAAGAATACGATAGTTCAACGTATACTGACTATGATATAATGGTGTGGAATAGCTCAGATGAAGATTGGGCATCACATAGTATTATCAATACTACAAGCGATAATAATATTAGTGGAGTTTTTTTACCTAAATATTATTATGCAGATTTAGCATTGAGAGTATCTGATGCAAATTTAGAAAATACTGGCTATATTAAATGGTTTGGTTTTATAGACAGAACTCATTTTGGGGGAGAACCATATCTGGGGTGGTTTACTAAAGATAATAATTTGGCTGCTCCTACTGAAAGTCGGATTTCAAGTTCATACCCAGCAACAGCAGAACTAATTTATTGGGATATTGATACTTCTACCCCAGGTGGAACCGACCCAGAATCTGAGTGGGTAGATGCCGATTATGAATGTGCGATGTCTTTTATATATGATGGTGTACAAGAATCTCTATTATATGATATGGCTGATAGTGCTGGGACATCTGTATTTAATGTGCCACTTGGGGATGTTGTTACAGTAGAGGCAAAATCTCTTAGTCCATTTAATGAAAGAATAAGTGGAGCAAGATTATATTGTAGGGCAGAAGGGAGCGATGATGAGTGGTCTTTTTTAGCTGAACTAGATTTGTCGAAAGGAATTAAGACATCTCTCTCGAGTAATTTTAAAGGTGGTTGGACTGCTGGTGGCGCAAATGAATTTACCAGCGAACTAGTTACATCTTTAAGGCAAAATCTTGATACTTATCAATCAATAAACGGTTTTGAATCAGATATTGATTCTGTTGCTTTAGGTCTTATTGGGGAAAATTGGAAGACTGCATGCGTGTCAAATAGAAGAGTTTTTGTAGCTAATGTTTCTGCTTATAATTCTCAAAGTGAGTCTAATATACATTATTGTGATAGAATTTTGTATAGTGAAATAGGTAAGTATGATACTTTTCCTTCACATAATTATATAGATGTAGTAAAGGGGGACGCTGAGGAATATGTTGCATTATTAGAATATGGTGATAGATTAATGGCATTTAAACATAATACTCTATTTATTTTAAATATAGCAAATCCTTCTCCTACTGCTTGGTTTTTAGAGAAGACTTTTAAATATAAGGGGATTAAACATCCTGAAGCTGCCTTTAGGACTGAGGATGGTGTAGTTTGGGTAAATGAAGCTGGTTGTTGGGTTTATAATGGTGAACAAATAATAAATTTAATAGATAATAAAATAGACACTGTTCAATCTTATATAAGTAGTGACGAACATCAATATTCTTGGAAAGATTTTTATACTGAGAATTCTATTGTTGGTTATTCTCCTAAATATAAACAAATTTTAGTATTGAGAGATTGTTCTGGTGCTGGTACAAATGCTGTTTTTTTATATGATATTAAAACACAGAGCTGGACTTATATTAGGGATGCTACAACTTTATTTGGAAATGTAGTCTATTCTAATTTTATTTTAGATGGTGATGGCGAATTAGCAATAATGACAACTGGGGGGGATATTAGATATTATGACCCTGAATCAGTTGCCTGTAATACAGAATTTATAACTAAATTTATTGATTTAGGGTTCCCTAATAATATAAAGAAGATATATAAGGTTGCTGTTACATATAAAAGTAGTGTTACTCAAACAGAACCATTAACATGTAGATATATTGATAAAGCTGGAGCAATGGTGAATTCTGCTTTTGCGGTGGACCAATTTGACCCAGTAACTTTAGCTGTAAAATCAAACTGGGAAGTTGCTGTATTTACTCCAGTATCATCTTTAACATGTCAATCAATACAATTCAAAATGAGATTTCCATCTTCTGGGACTATAGATATAAATGAAATTATGGTTTATTATAGGACTAAAAGAAGGGTTGTGAAAAATTAATGTCTAATTTAGTAAGAAGAGTTAAGAATAGTCAAAGAGCAAATATTGCTTATAGAGATGGTACTCCGTCAAAAACTACTATTACAGAAGGTGAAGAGTTAATGGCTATTAGGAAAAATAAAGGACTTTCTCTATTTAGGAGACAAAAAGGTATACTTTGGTGGCTTGATTTTACTAAAGATGGGAGTCAAGTTGTTGAGAAAGATTTAAAAGTTCAAGGAAGTGCTGAATTCAGTAAAAATTTAACTGTAAAAGGTAATTTAAGTGGTCAACGTGCATATTTTGATGCTGGTGAATCATCTGCATTTAGTGGAAGTAGGTATTTAAATTACAATGACGGGACATTAATGACATCAACTAATGGATATACAATGATTAGACCTGGCTCTATAACGGGGATATCGACTTGTTTTAATGGTATTAATACTGGTGGGGGAGGTATATTATATTTAACAGCTGTGGCGAAAATAAATGGGACGGATAAATTTAGCCCAGCGACTATTGATTGGTCTACGAATACTTATGGCATGAAAGGACAAAAGGTGCAGGATAGAGGAATTGATAATTTTGTGGCTGGCGATGTACTAACAATGTATGCTAATTTATGGGGAGCTGGGATGATTACTGGTGATGTTGATAATATGAATGTTATAGTCGAGGTGACATATGATACCTAATACTAAAGATAGAATATTACATTTAAAATTCATATATTCTATAGTATCCAAATTTAAAATCTGCAAGCAGTAAGGAATGTATTATGCCCCATGAACCAGGACACGAAGGAAGAACGAAAGGGCAAGCTCTTATTAATAGAGCGGTGTCTCAAAGAAAATATATTGATGAAATAGAAGAGTATCAAGATGAACAACAAGATTGGTTAGATGATAAATCTAGTAAGTCTGGTTGGGGACGATTTTTCGGAGCAATTATTGCTGGTGGTGCAGTAGCAATTTCTGGGGGGACTGCTCTTCCTATAGCAATAGCTGCTGGTGTTGGTAGTAGGGCAGGTAATGAAGGGGGGGAATGGCTTGCCGATAGGAATAAACCAACAGAATTAGATGAAGATAAGATTTTGTATTATAAAGACGAGGTAAAGCAGATAAAACGTGATGAGGAAAGTTTTGAGAAGGATTTCGATAGAAGGCAGTGGTTTGATGCTGCTAGAGATGCTTGGACTGCCTATAATATATCATCTACAGCTGCGAAATATGGTGCTGAAGTTGAAACATTAGCAGATGGAAGTAAAGTATATGCAGAACAAAAACCGTGGGAAGGAGTAAAGAAAATGTGGGGTGATAGTGGAAGTTGGGTAAAAGATTTAAAAAGTGGGTCATTGGGAAAAGGTAAAGAATTAGGAAAAGGTGCACGTATAAGACCTGAAAGCGGAGACCTAAATAAGTGGGATGTTCCTTATGGGAGCGACCCTATAATAGGTAATGCAGGGAAAACTGTAGGGAAAGCTGCAGGGAGAAGGCTCACGAGAGAAGAAATGGTTGCCAATAATGTTGATGAAATAGAGAAACTCTCAGCGGATATTCTAGGTAATTCTTTTGAAACCGACCCAAAAGCTGTCAATAATAACTGGTTGAATTGGTTTAATTAATGCCTTATACTGACATAAATACAAGTCTTAGTGACTTGATGTCTGGGTTTGATATCCCAGAAGACATACAAAACACTCTTTATGATTATGATAAATCTGGAGAAAAGAATCTTTGGGGGCAGCTTGGCGTAGATAAAAAATTAATGCAAAATCAATTAACACAACTTAATACTAAAGTGGATGAATCTGGTATTGGTTTCTCTGGAATGGGACAGAGAAAAGACAATAAGAATATCATGAGTCATGGTGTAAATGATAAATTTAGTGGTATGTTAGAT